TTGTTTAAAAGGTGCTGACGAAAAACATTTGGAACAACTCGAACGCTTTGCCGAGCTAGTGCGCCAAGATGAGCGTCAAGCCATTAAGCAAGCAGAGAAAGAATCTACCCTGCAAGAGATCAGCGACATTGGGCAGGAAGCACACACAGACCATCCTATGCGGCATTGGGATAGAACGTGTTCGGCTTGCATTGAGCAAGCAGAGCAATGGGACACATCCGACATGGCGCATCGGTCTGGCGGTCTAACTATTGAGCAAGAGATTGAGCGACTGAAAGACCTTAATAAGCGCCTTGTAGAGGTAGCTAAAGAACTTGGCTACGCAGATGACACGCATGAGTGGGACGATGCGTGGAGCAAGATGTGCAAGCTAATGAAGGAAGTAGGATGATTGGCTGGGGTGCGACAACTGACCGTATCCTGCTGCTGCTAGAGCAAGAGTCGTTAACCAAGGCAGAGATATGCCGCAAACTTGATCTTACCCATGACAGGGTTGCCAGCGTCCTGTCCCGCCTTAACAAGATCAGCAAGCGTATATCCAAGCGGATATACATATCTGGACACACTAGGCACACAATATCTGGCAGAACTTATATTCGTCCTTTATATTCTCTGGGAGATAAACCTGACAAAGTGTGCAAGATAAAACCTTTTACTTTACAGGAAAGACAGGCTAGGTCTTATAAGAAATTAGTATCTATGCGTAACAACAGTATTTTTAATAAAGCCGCAACCACACGGCAGCTTGCCCAACAAAGGAGACAGCATGGTTAATATTTTGATAGACGCATTTCTGGGTTTTGGTATAGCATCTCTCGCTGTTGTTTTATTTGCAGGGCTTTTTTACGGTTTAGCACTTATCGCTATTTGGATGGAATCAAAATGACTAAAGACGCAACAGTATCTATCAGACTTCCTGCCGAACTGCGTAAGCTAATCGCCGCACACGCAGCCGCTAATCACCGCACTCTAGGCTCACAAGTCTTGTTTTACATTGAGCAAGGTATGGAAAAGCCTCGCTCAGTCGTTAAGCGTACCTCTGGCGTACAAAAGCCAGACGATGTATCAGACCAAGTGTGGGATGACTTTTGCAAACTGAGAGCATCCAAGAAAGCACCCATAACCGAGTCAGCCCTACAAAACATTAAGACACAAGCAAACCTAGCCATGTGGACGCTAGAGAACGCACTTGCTGAGTGCTGTAGCCGAGGCTGGACGGGTTTTAAAGCCGAGTGGGTGCAACACAAGGTAGGAAAGCAAAGTGCGCTGGAGGAGTCCAATAGACAGGCTGCGGAGGTATTTGCAAATGGTTGACGCTGATAAAAAAGAGTTTGCTACTTATATGTCTGGCGTGTTCAGCGTCTACGGCAAAGAAGTAAGCACGATGCTCCTGCGTGTCTGGTTTGAGGCTTTGCGCCAGTACGATCTAAAGGCTGTCAAGGATGCGCTTGCCCGGCACTTACTTAACCCTGATAACGGACAGTTTCTACCCAAACCCGCAGATGTTGTAAAACTGATAGGTGGTACTACTATTGATACTGCTTTAGAAGCGTGGTCAACAGTAGATCATTCTATACGCACAGTAGGCACATACCGGAGCGTTGCCTTCCAAGACCCGATTATCCACAAAGTCATACAAGACATGGGCGGCTGGGTGCATCTGGGAAAGAAAGAGGAAAAGGAATGGGCATTTGTAGCCAAGGAGTTCCAGACCCGCTACAGAGGCATTAAACAGTCTGGTGCGCCCGTAGATGCTCCCAAGTATCTAACTGGTATTACAGACCAGCAAAACGCTTTAGCGGGTATCCAGTACAAAGAGCAACCAGTCCTCATAGGAAAACGAAATGACACCCAGCCAACGCTCGATTACTCTTATGAAGTCGCTCGGCTACCAAGTAGCTAATTGCGATCATTACAACTACTTCACCAAGCGCAGACATGATCTGTACGGATGTATAGACCTGTTGTGTATTGGCAATGGAGAGACGGTAGCCGTACAAGTTACCAGTAAGTCCAATATGTCTAGCAGAATTAAAAAGATTGAGGCATCCGAGGCGTTCCCTGAAATGCTGCGGTCTAAATGGCGAGTAGTAGTCCATGGCTGGTGGAAAAATAAATCTAACCGTTACGAAGTCAAGGAGTTTGAATTTTGAATCCATACCTCATAACAGAACCGACCTGCATCAGCTTTTCTGGCGGCAGAACATCGGCGTATATGCTAAAGAAAGTCTTAGAGGCTGGGGGGGGGCAATTGCCTGACCAAGCAATAGTATGTTTTGCCAACACAGGAAAAGAGGAGGAGGCTACGTTAAAGTTTGTAAATGACTGCTCTGTTAATTGGGGCGTAAAAATACATTGGATTGAATACCAAGACCATGAAGAACCGGAACATCGATACAAGGAGGTTACTTATGAAACGGCATCCCGTAACGGAGAACCATTTGAGGCAATTATCCGTAAACGTCAATACCTACCTAATCCAGTTACAAGATTTTGCACCTCTGAACTAAAAATAAGAACAATGGCGTGTTTTTTAAAACACTCCGGTTTGTTTGATGATTGCACTAAATCAGAACTGGAAAACGCGTCTTGGATTGGTTTGCGCTATGACGAAGGGCGCAGAGCGGCAAAAATAGCAGATAAACGCAGAGTGCCATTGTTTACAGCAAAGGTTAGCGTCCACGACATAAGTGAATTTTGGGAAAAACAGTCGTTTAATCTTGAGCTACCTACATACAAAGGCAGAACATTAGCTGGCAATTGCGATTTATGTTTTCTTAAACCCGCAAATCAAGTCGCTACATTGATAGCAGAAAAGCCAGAACGTGCTATTTGGTGGGCAAACATGGAAGCATTGGCATTGGCATTGGCATCCAAACCAAGCGGCGCAACTTTTCGCAAAGACCGTCCAGGATATGCAAGCATGATGCAATTTGCATCTGAGCAACTTACCGTGTTTGATGATAACGAAGAAGGAATTGCCTGCTTTTGTGGAGAATAGTCAATTAGGGAAAGTACCTATATAAATAATGTGTGCAATTTAGCACAATGGAGTCTCAGTAACCAAGGAAACGACATGAAAACAATAGAAATTTATGACGCAGTACTTTACGCAATTGCCTCTTTTGCCCTCGGCGCAATCTTAGTATTGGAGATGCTATGAACCTCGAAACCAATTCCCGTATTGTCCAAGCCTTTGTAGATGGTGAGTATCCAGTTAAAGACAAAGAGTTCTGGGAAAAGCACATGACTGACAAGCATTTCATTATGGATTTGCTTAAGATAGTCTCCGAAAACTATTACAGCTTTGATCCAGTTGTCTGCACATTGCTAGACAAGATTGAGGCTCACGTTTACAAAGCATCGAGGAATATGTAATGAAACAAATCGCCACAGCCTTAGTCAAGGCACAAAAGTCCTTCGGTCCTGCGTTAAAGTCCTCAACCAACCCACACTTCAAGTCCCGCTATGCAGACCTGTCTGCTTGCGTTGAGGCGGTCATCGAGAGCCTAAACGATGCTGGTATAGCCTTAGTCCAACGCACCAGCGAGGATTCCACAGGCGTGACAGTTGAGACGGTCTTTATCCATGAATCAGGCGAGATGCTGGAGTGCGGTAAGTTACATATGCCAGCGAGCAAAGCAGACGCACAAGGCTTTATGTCGGCTTTGACATATTGCCGCAGAGGATCACTTATGGCAGCTTGCGGGATTGCGCCAGAGGATGATGACGGTAACGCAGCATCAAGACAAAAGCCTACCGCAGACGTAGAAGTGGCACTCAAAGGTATCAAGGAGGCTGCTGATATTGAAACCCTCAAGTCTCAATTCAACGCTGCGTACAAGTTGTTTAAAGATGACAAGGAAGCCTTTGCCAAGCTAAACGTGGCTAAAGAGGCTCGTAAAACAGAACTCATGGCGGCTACAAATGATTGAACAAGGCTCACCAGAATGGTTTGCACTCCGCGCAGGGAAGGTGACAGCCTCCCGTGTGTCGGATGTCATGGCTAAGACCACAACAGCCGCTTATCAGAACTACATGGCTGACCTGATTGCAGAACGGTTAACCAGCGTCAAAACGGAGTCGTTTACCAATGCTGCTATGCAATGGGGCGTAGACCATGAGGCGCAAGCAAGAGTAGAGTACGAGGTCAAAACTGGCTCATTAGTGGAGCAAGTAGCCTTTGTAGACCATCCTACGATACCTATGTTTGGATGCTCACCGGACGGTTATGTGGGTGAGGACGGGCTAATTGAGATCAAGTGTCCAAACACATCTACCCACATAGACT